NAAAGCTAAATCAAGTCTTTTTATTTTCTCAGATTTAGATAATCCTTCCTTCCACCATTGGAATTCAGGTTTGATTTTCTCTTCCCACCAAGGTGGTATAGCTTTCTCTCCGTCTTTAGGAATATAATCCCGTTTATCTTTTCTCTGTCTCTTAGTTAAAATATACGGAACTTCTTCTTTTGTTATCCATGTCTGCCATTGGATTGGAGCCTTCGGTTTTTTTTCCCATTCAGGACTCACCCCTAAAGCCCGTTCAACCATTCTTTGTTTTTTGAAATGTCTCATGTCTAAAAAGAATTCCTTAAAATAAGAACGTTGTACTCCAGGGTAAGCCATACCATCATCCATAGTAACAAAAACTCCAGGCTCAAATCTTGTAGCTCCCACCGAACCTGGTGGGTAAGAAACTTCCCTCACGTTAAGCCATTCCAAAGGTTGTCTTGCCTTGAAAACCTGAACGGCTTTCTTTGTTGGATCCATATCGGGTCTAAACTTACCTTCTTTGAGTAATCTTTCATTCCATTTTTTCCCATCTGCAATAGTTCCCACATCCTGAGTTATTAAACCTTCAGGAGCATTGAGTATTGTTTCGCCTTCCAAAAAACCATTCTGCCTTCTTCTAAAATCCAAATGAGCAGACTTGCCACGAAAATGATTAACAAGGATAGCAAAATTTTTAGGATATTGGCTGAGGGGTTTCTTGGCTTCTTGAATGTCTTCTTTGAAATTAAGAAGTGGTTTCTTTTGTTCGTATTCTAATTCATCCAAAACATCCTGTGGAATTTCTCCTTCTATCAAAGGCAGATAATCTTCCTCATCATTATAAGATTCTCTCAAAGATTCATACAGGGTTTCACCTTCAGGAGTTATTGTTTTCTTTTGCAATACCCGATTTTTCTTTGCTTTCTCGACTACTTCCTCAATGGTATTCGCTTCCTTTGGAACTGGTTCTTCGGTCTGGTCAAGATAAATATATCTCGGGGCCCAAGCAGTAACTTCTGTAAATCCAGTTTTCTTATTATCAATTAAATTAAAAGTTTCACATTCAAATGCAATCAAATCACCTTCATTTTTCTTCTCATCTGTATTGAAAGAGGTTCCAACTTTAACAAATCTTCTTCCGCCAATCTTGACCGAGTCTTTATCTGCAATCGGATATTTACCTTGAGAAATTCCATAATCATAATTAAAGACTGTTTCAACTTTTGTAGTATTCCGTTTCAAAACAGTTCCATAAATTAAAGCATTGGCGTGCCACTTAATCCATCCATCTTTTGAGCTGCCATCCAGATAATAAACTGAATTGGCTTTTTTTGCAACATTCCCTTCACTTGCCTTTTGCTTCCAAACAAAGTTAGTATGTTTCTTCAATTCTTCTTTTGAATGAGAAATAAGATTCGGAACTCTGTTTAATTTTTTCTTGACATCGGGTACACCCCATGTAGATTGGGGAAAGTTAATTTTCTTTAATCCTTCTTGTCTCGGTAGTTCTTCTTCTTTATGAATATCTTTATTTTCCCAAACCTTAGTAAAAACATTGGCAACTATGTTCGAATCATCCGGTTCCCCTTTCTCGTGCAAGTATCCCGACATCTTTTCACGAGGCATGTGTTTATCTTCAAGCCAATATTCTAATTCTGCCATAAGTATTAGTTCATCTCTATTTAACTTCCTAACTGCTTCAACCAATTCAGGAAGTCTGTCTGTAATCTCTGTCCCATCTTCACTCCATATTTCAACCTTGTCTCCGTCTTTATAAATAATAGAAGCAACCCCATCATATTTCTTTGAAGATAAAATTCCAACTTTGTAATCTTCTTCTTTGAATAAAGATAAAAAGAAATCTATACTCATTCTATGATTGGGTTTAGCCGAACGTGTAGGTTTCATAGTTTGGAAGAATCGGAACATCTTTATTCTATCCTGCTTCGCTGATTGTTCTGCCTGTTTAGTAACTTCGGGGCTTGCTGCTCTCGGAACTTGTTCATATAGAGCTTTCGCAAATCCAGGTTCTTCTTTACCCATTTCTACAAACTCATTTTTCCCGACAGGTATTAAAGCAAGATGGTAAACTGGGAAATGCCTCCAGTTAGGCCCCACTTCTGTATTATGAAAACATGGTTCTACTCCAGTTAATTTTTTGAATACTCTATTTAACTTCAAAGTCCAATCTGGATTCATTTCCTTTTCTCGAACAACTAAATCCAAATCATTCGGAATCCTATCTTTAGCATAGAGAGAAGAGCCAGTCCAAGATACATAATTCGGAGTTAGAATTATCTGTCCTATTCTATCTATTTTCTTTTTGGTGTCGAGAATATAATTATCCATCTGTCCTTCTTTCAACTTCTTTGAAAGTTCTTCTAATGCCTTTACAGGTTCGTACTCCAATTTTCTTTTCTTGATTTCATTTATCAATAATATATATGCATTGATTATCAACTCATCGCCTGGCTTACTTCCTCTTTCTTTAAAAATCTTTTCAATATCTTTTAATCTTAGTAGCAATTCAAAACTTTTCAAACTCTCTATCTTCTTTGCATCCCATTCTGCTGGTTTGAATTCAAGTTGTGATTTTATTTTTTTCATTATGATTCATCCTCCAATAAAAGCATAAACCAATCCGGAACTTTACAAAGTTCCCAACTATTAGTATCGGTTAAATACTCATAGTATTTCTTTCTATTCTTAAATTTTATTTTTTTCATTTTTTATTCCCTCCATAAAAAATAAGAAAAATCTAATAAATTAAAATCCTCTTTTTTTATCTCATAAGGGCATATCTCAAGAAAACATTCTAAACATAAACATTCATTACTATATTTCTTAGGTAACAGAGACCATAGTTCATTTTTGACATTCCATACTATTTTTTGATTCCTTCCGCAATATCTACATGATTGTTTATTTCTTAATCCTAATCGGGTTAAAATTTTCTTTAAAAATATTCGCAAATAATCTAAAGCTCGAAAAAACCTTTTATCAAAATCTATCTTCATTCCCTTATCTCCGATTTATTAAATAAAGAGTACAGACAAATAATTGCAAAATATAAAGAAAGCAAATCGAAATTAAAATTTCAATTATCATTCCCATCCCTCCATGAAAGGCAAACTTTGACAACGACAATTTACAGAATGTTCTGGCGGAAGATTTGCATCTCTCGGAAACATTGCCTTCACCCCTCTTCCTAAATCAAACTCTTCGTTCACTTTTCTAATCTGTCCATGTATATCTCTGTGTGAAACAAAACCTCTACCACCACCCATGTCTTTACTTCTTACTCTTTCATCCTGGGCAGTCCACCATTGCTTCCTTGTCTCCGGAACTCGTTTGGCTATATCTTCATCTTTCGCTTGACGTGCAATTGAAAATGTTCTTCCTATCTCAGTCCTTGCAATTACATCAGAACGATTCATATATCCCTTCTTTTTATTCACTCCGATTACTTTATCAATCTTTCTCGCTGCCTGATAATTGTTCTCACCAGTTAATACACTTCTTCTCAAACTTCTATTTATATCACGTCGCATTTCATCTGACATATCCAAAATCAAATCTGCACTTGAAGCCTGGGCCGAGACGACCAAATCTTCCGAAAGCATTGGAAAGCCATAAGCAACTTCGGCAGTTTTTAAAATATCATCTGTCAAATCTGCTCCGGAAGCAAAAGAAACTTCTTGGGATGAATTAACAACCTCTGTCATTTTATTTTGGAATGAAGTAATATGTGTATCTATCTCATCCCTGATTGCTCTAAGATATGGCATCTCAAATCTTTCAACTGCTTTTAGTGTTTCAGATATATCTATTCTTGTTCTTCTTAAAGTTCCAAGAATATCTTTGACTGAAGATTTATCAAGCCTTCTTAAATCCTTCATGGCTTTATTTACTTTTCTGGATAATAATCTTCTACGTTGACTTGGGGTTAGTGGCATATTATTTTTCAGCAAGTCTATCAAACTGCTCTTTCGTTATTCCAAAATAAAATAATTTTCTATTTTTATCTTTCAAGAAAATTCCAACATCTTCTGGAATTGATTTTATCATTTCCTTATGACTATTGAAATCTTTTGCATTTTGCTGTTCCTTGGCTTTCTTGCTGAGATGATATTTACTTGCTTCATCCATCAGTTTTTCGGGGAGATTGATTCCGTCGTGTTTTACAAGCAGAATCATAATTGAATATTTATTCATCACTCTTCCTCCTCTTCTGTTTCTATTTTTCCTGCTTTCTTTTTTCTCATATATTCCTGCTTCGCTTTCAAATACAACTCTTTCAACTTTGGGTCCATCTTTTCTATCTCTTCTTCCATATCTTTTTCTTCTTCTGGTTCAATTTCTTTTCCGATATAAGAAAGCATATAAACATAAACTTCCTTTGCTTTTCCTTTTGAAATCCATCCTTCTTCAACTGCAACCGTTAAAGAGTTTGTCATGTTTACCAATGCAGTAGTTAATGCCTGAGTTTCTTTTTCTTCAATCTTTGGAAGATTAATTATTACTTTCGCATCTTTTTTATCTTCGGTAAGAGTATCATGCATTATCGCTTGATGGATTACATATCTGAAAATATAAGATAGCATCCATTTGAAATATCTTTGTCTTGTCTTTAATTGTTTCTTTGTGGGCATATCCATAACCATAGCAGTTCCCTTTGTTAATCCTTCACCTAAAGCAAACCATGTACTCGGCATACCAAAGCCACCGAATATATGATTCAAGAGCAATCTTGCCATACCTGTTGCATCTGAAGAACCAAGTTCGGGAACTTTAATATTAAGTTCTACTTTCTCATTATGACCCCAGAAAGTATTTGAACTTGGAAGTTTATATTTTCTTAAAGTATCATCAATCTGCTTTTGAGTTTTGCCTTGCATTTTTAAATCATATATTATTCTACTCGCAATCTCTGCTCTCTCTGATTGATTAAAAAGAAACCGTTCATAAGAATCAATAGCATCTGCATTCGGAAACAAATCACTTCTTCCTCTGGGAGCATTCGAAACATTATTGATAGAGAAATAAAACGACTCACCATCAAGATATCCTAACCATTTACTGCCTTTATCGGTGACAGGATTTATGATTGTTTTACTTTTGGCTCCTGTGCTTCCTGTTTGATAATAAATATATTTTATCTTTCTTTTAACATTATCAGGATGCACTTTTACATCGGACACAGATTCCGGATCTATGTAGCCCAATTTTACATGACTAGTATAATCATTAACAAAAGTGGGATACTCTTGTTCTCCATATATTGCAATTTCTCTCATGCTTTGGTATTGTAACATTTCCCAACTATTATCTGGATCATCCCAGTGTTTATCTATTACCTCCTTGACTTGCTCATCTGGAACCGTATAAGTAACTCCATCACCTACCGTGAAATCCACTTCTCGTTCAATCATTCTGTGAGCCAATCCATTTTTATCATACAACCAATAACATATCTTAAACATTTTAGATTGAACTAACGGACTAAAATATTTAACCCCTCTTTGGGTTAACTGTCTCCATCCCTCTTCCACATCTTCACGCTCACTTCTTGCTGAAGACTGCAATCCAGTATCTTGTTCTTTAATTTTTTCGGCAACCGATTCTTTAATCATATTGTCTAGGCTACTTCCGCCTAATGTTTCCAAAAACCATGTTCTGATTCCCATATGTGCCTCCTTTGACTTTCTATTGTTTTAAATCCTTCTTCAACTTTATCTTCGTCGGCATCACCCTGTGAAGTCGAAAGACTTGCCTCTGCCCCGGAATCTCTTGTGCAATGCCAACAGATTGCAGCGACTGCATCGGCAGTATCGTCCGAACCTCCAGGCGGATGGTCAATTCTATCCCCATCCTGCTGAAGCCCTGTAAGTTCAGATTCTAATATATCATATTTATGGCATCTGAATTTACCAACATATATTTCTTCTTTCAAAGAATCGTGTTGTGAAATTTTTACATATAAATTTTCCTCAGCATAACCTGCTTTTTTAAATGTCTGCATAATACTTTTAGCTGCCCAAGTATCATATGTTATTTTTTCTATGCTTGGGAATACTTGAAATATACATTGGCAAAATTTTACTATCTCATCCATGTCTACTTCCCCACCTTCTTCTTTCGGAAGAAAAGTATGAATCATATCTATAATTACTAAATCATTCTCTTTATGCCCTATTGCTATTGCATAAGCACAATGATTAGAAGCGGGATCATGATGCATAAAATATCGCATATCTTCTTTCGCCTTAAACCAATCTGCAAATCTTCTCTCATCATCAATCGGATTTTTATATCCTTCATTATGGCTCTTTTCAAATATATCTTTTATTTTATCAGGCATACGATAATATGCACCTTTAGTATATCCGATTATACTTGCTTTGTCTCTTAAGAATTTTCCTGGATTCTTTTGGTAGGCATCCTTATGCTCAATCGGAATTTTTAAATGCTTATGCAGGAATGTTTTACCGCAATATTTATCTGGTTGCATTTCCCATTCAGCCATCCAGAAACCTAACATTGATTTTACGGTTTTACATAACTCATATTGATTCACCATAAAACCTTTGCTATGAAGCAAGGAAGAAATTAAAACTATCTTTCCATCTCTATGTTCTTGAGAATTAAATACATCGGTAGATTTACTCAGTGCATCATAAACTTCATCAGCAGAATATTTACCAGTTTTATTGTTTACGAAACGATCCAGTTCATCTAACAAAACTAATTTACATGCCTTACCAACAAGAGAAGCAGAATTAGAATGACCAGACATCATAAATACATTTGTATCCCGGAAGTGATAATTGTTGCCTGTAAGGTCTGGGCTTCTGGCCATGAAATATGGAGATCTATTTATTGAAGCTGAAGTTTTTGCAAAAATAGTATCCCGTGCTTGATCTTTATTTGTCGCAACATTAATTATATAAACTTCTTCACCTGGAGTTAATCCATAATATTCAGAAATATTTCCAATCTTAAAAAGTTCATACTCCTCTATTTGTGCTATTAAAGAAGCAAGTGTAGTTTTTCCACCTTTCATTCCAACAATTAAAACTAACTCTGTATACTGTCCACCTTCTTCCCATGTAGTCTTTCCGGCATTCTTCATATTAAGTAAAATCATTTTCTCTTCTTTGTTCATAGGAATATTGTAGAAGGCTTTTAATATAAGTCTTTGCATTGGTTTGGGTTTGGTAGGTAGATATTGTTCGCAGAATTCTACTGGATTTAAATTCTTATTTATTTTCTTTAATGGTTTGATTCGGTGGGTGCTTTGGAAGTTAAAACTCTCTTCGAAATTTTCAGGATATGCTTTCTTTAGATATCTATAATACTGATATTTACTTAATCTTAATTTTTCTCTTATTTCATCCCGGGTGAAACCATTATCCTTTAATTTTCTGAATCTATTTAATAACCGATTGATTTCTTTCCGAGTCCGTTGGTTTCCCGTATTCATTTTCTCATTTCTTTATTCTTTGTTTCCCAGTTCCTCCGCATGCCCGACATTTCTTATATTTAAATTTTATTGGGGTTTCAATTCCGGAAACAAATACTGTCTTTAAGTTTCTTCCCCTGCCCCTACATCCCCTGCAATCATTTTCTTTAAGATCTTCATTCATAAAACATTCGATAAAATAAAATATAATCTATGTCTATACTACCAGTAACAGAAACATCGTTTTCAAGAATAAGAGTTATTAAATTCTCGTGGAATGTGATTCTTTTAATTTTTTTATCTTGTACCTCAGAAACAAATCCTGCATACTTTCTATTACTGTAACTTATTGTTACTTCTTTTTCTATTATCGAACCATCTTCAATGACATATTCCCATGTCTTTTCAAAAAATGCTATACCACTTACTCTCTTACTTATTAGATATTTTGCTACTTCGTCTAATTCCTTTTGTTTATATTCTTTTAAATAATTCATGCAACCCTCGCAATAGAATAAGCAACTCTAACCTTTTGAAAAAAATAAAGTAACTTTTAAGACGGAAATTTTGGTTCCGATAAGAAACCTTATGTTAACTTGTGAATTTTTTCCGACGGAGAGAGAAGGGCTGGGTTTGTCGAGGAAGAGTCTATTTAAATGCATGCGATTCATCCTTTAATTTATTTTTCTTTTTCTTGAATTTTAGTTAATTAGATTAGAATAATCTTAATTGATTACATTATATATATAACATATAGAATAGAGTTTGTCAAGTTAAAAATAAAAATCATATTTTCCCATCACGTATTTTACCATTCAATCTAAGCTTAGTAATAATAAAAGAATTAGAATCAAGGTTCTCTTGAAATAAAAATTTCTTATACTCTTCTCTTAATTTATCCGATAGAATAACTTCAAGTCTGACAAAACCATTCTTTGATTTAATACTGAGCTTAGCTTCAGGAAACTTTGTTCCTATAAGTTTCATTGCGATATCACGGTCTTGTTCCTTAGAAAAATAAAGTAAATCATACATTGATATTTCCTCCTTTATTTTGGTTTACTCTTTTTATTTAAAGACTTAAAATCTTTTTTAAACTCATGGTAAGCTTTCTTAAATTGTTCTTTAGAAAGAGAAGGACTCCTTTCTCCCGTGCTTCTCAATCGAATATTCTCACGGATAATTTTTCTGATTCTCTTAGCAACCTTGCCTCTCATTGCCATTCCTTTCCAATATAAATTTTATATAACTGCTTTGCTTTTTCTAAATTACAACCATCTAATTCTTTACTAACTTTTTTAATAACTTCGGTATCATAAAATATATCTTCTGGTAAATCAAATATTAAATCACAATTCAACATAAGAAATAAAATAGAAAATTGAATCATACGGAGTTCAGATAGTTTTCTTATTTCAACATCTTCGTGAGACTTATTTTTCTTTGATGGTTTATAACCTTCCGTTACAGTTATATTAGGTGGAGCTTCTATATTTTTGTTTGGTTTAGTTTCTATATCACCAAGTATTTCTATTATTTCAAAATGAAAGAAAAATGTTTCATCACCATCAAAAATATCTACTGGAAACCAAGTCTCTACTCTATCTGGATATTTTAATATTCTATCTGGATGTTTTAATTTGATATTTTTTTTGCTTGGTGATAATTCTAAAACTTTACGTTCAACTACTTCCGCATTCCCTGTTTGTCTTATCAAAATTCTTTTACCTAAACAATCCTGAATTTTAATCATGTAACCTCCTTTATGCAAAACTTTATTTAAACTTTACTTAAACTCTTCCAACCAATAAATATAAACTTCTTTAGTATTACTTGGCATAGCTTTGTAAAAGTTATATGCAGTTGTAGAATCAGAAAAGATTCTAAACTTTTCTTTTTCTTCTACTATATGGTAAACAGCTTTCGCTATGGTTCCTCTTCTTGAGGAAATGTTTCCGTAGGCATCTTTTGGAATGTCTCTTGAATCTTCCGAACCAAATACAATCAAAGTCCATAATACAATAATTAGTTTCATTACTTCTTCCTCCTTGGGAATAATTTTTTTGCTTGTTTAAATAAATGTTCAGATTCTTTCTTAATTGCTTTCTCTAACTCTGTTACCGCTTTATTTAAATCAATACACCCTATACAATCTATATAAGTATTAATATATTTACCACGAATATATTTTAATTGTTTTTCTTTAAGGTCACAATAATCTTTATATGGATTAAGATACTGGCAAACTTTTATGGTGTTATTTTTTTTCATAAAATAATAATTTCAGAAATCAAACATACTTAAACAAGTAAAGAATCCAAGTAAAGAATGAAATAACATTCTAAGAAAATAAGGTGCAATTGAATTCATAATAATTTCTCCATCATTCAAATTAATAAGATAAGCAATCCTGAAAAAGTAATATGTTATAATCAAAGCATAAATCATAGCTATTCCAAAGTTAGTCCAAGAAAATATTCTCAAAACAAAACTATAATTATTTTTCTTTTCATGATTATCTCCTTTCATTTTTGCTTGGTAATCTAAAATCATAAACCGGAACTATATCAACTTCATCAACTTCAAAATAAAAACCAGCTTTCAATAAATCTTTCTTAATTTTATTCACATATTTATTTATCACTGCTTTTGTTTTCTTCTCGCCACTTATTCCAATATAAAATTTACCTTGAATTTCAATTCCAAAACAATTTGTTTTCTTTTTCATACTATCTCCTTCCATAAATTTTTATTGTTGAAGTTGTTGATTTTCTAATTTTAATATTAAGTGGATATCTTGAATTATATGTCCTTGCAATCCAAATTGGTTTTGATCCTATAGCTATCCTTTCAATTTCAAAGAAAAAATCATTATCACATTTTTCGCAGTGTGCTATAGGTTCTCTTTGCCATTCATCTCCAAATTCAAATTCAATAATTTCTTTGTTACCACATGGACAAGTTACGATTGTTTCAAGTTTCATTAATTAATACCTCCTATTTGATTCATTCACACATCATTCATACGTGTATTATACTTATATTCTCTTATATTAGGGAAGAATGATTCGTGAACATTCACTGAATGATTCGTGAATGGTATGTGAATCTAAAAATCATTCTCGGAAACCTTGATTAAAAGACCTTATTTTGGGTCAGTTTGGTTCATAATTGACTTGATTGCAGCAGGTCTTGACCACTTCCTTTGGAACTGCCTCCAATCCCTTGAATATATGATATTATCAGCCTCATTTCTATATAGCTGAGCGAATGGTAAAAAGCCCAAATTAAATACTTCTTTCAACCTATTTTCTTCTTCTATTTTATCCTTGCCAATCAATACATAACAATATAATTTATTCCTATTAAATCCTGCTTGTTTTAATTTGCTGGAAATTTTTGCTAATTCTTTTATTGAATTTTTATTATCACAAGCAAACCATAATGATTTTATTCGCAAAGATCTGAACTCTTCTATATGCCAATCCTTTAATAATCTTTTATCTAATCCACCTTTAAATTCAATAGCTCTTTGTTTCTTTAACATCTGGAATACTTTATTTATGTGTTGTTTAGAGCAAGCAAGTATATTATTATCTTGAATTATATTGCCTTCCTTTATATTTATTTCTTGTAATCTGCCTTCTCTTTTTGGCACTAAACAAAAATCGCAATTGAATGGACAACCCCTTGAAGTTATAGTTATTCCTTTTTTCAAATACATTCCTGGAATAAATTCTAAATTCTTTAATTGAAATACAGGACCACCTATCTTGACTTTATTACAAACTGTTTTCCATTGGTATTTTAAATCATATGCCTTTTTCATATCCCAAGTAAATGTTACTGATATATGAACCTCATCATATTTTGGAGTAAAAAAATCGGGATAACTAAAATAACTATCCTTATCTGTCGGACTCATACTTGTTTTAGTCGGGGACACTCTTGCTATTTTCATTTTCCTCGTCGATAATCCATCTAAGGTTATTATTAAAAAGTTTTTCTCTTTTGACAAATTTACCACACCCGGAACACTCTTGATGTCCTATATTCCAAAAGACTGGCTTCCATCCACATTTATCGCATTTTACAAAGTCCATATGATATAATAATTCATTCCTATAAGCAATGGCTTCTTCCATCCTTCCTGCCATATCTTTGGCGATTACAAGAAGCTCAAAAGCATTTCCCATCTGTGTTGAAACATCATCCGAAAATTCTTGAGCACTGTCATATTCAAGTCTGGACAAAGCAGTACACATCTGGTCTACATCATTAATGATAGTATTAATCCTGTCATGCACTTCATAAATAGTTGTGAGTTTTTCTGAACCATATTCGTATTCTTTCATTTTGTCTCCTTGAATGATTCCTTCATCCATTTTTCAAAACATTGTCTACTGCTACATCCTAAACTACATTTATTATATTCGGGTTCGGTACATTGTGATATACAAAAATCTTTTAATAGGGATTTCATTATTTTTTTATTTCTTTTTTCTATGAGTTCAAGAATTTCTGATGGATGTTTACATACCTTGTTGGCAGAACAAG